AGTCGCACTTCTCCGGGTAGTGCTTTCCAGTTGTTGAAGATGCGTCTGCAATCTTCGAGGGACACCCGAATATCAACTTCGAAAGCTTCGTAGCAACGCTCTTTTGATACTGGTGTGCCAACTGGCTGACCGTGTTCTGGGTCGTCTTCTCTTACGAGGTGACCAATACCGAACGTAGGGTAACCAAGGTGGTCAAGGTAGATTTCAAATACGATACCTTCGTCACGCTCTAGGTCTTTGCGAAGCTTTATAACGAAATCGTCTTCTTTGGTTTCTTCGGTCTTCTTGGCTTCGATATTATTGATTTTAGTTTGACGCTTGACTTCTCGTGCATCGGCTAGTTCAGTAGGAACTTCTTCTGCTACCGGCTTCGGCTCTATTGTTTTATTATTTGCAAATAACTCCTTCAACCAAGAAAAGAAACTATTCATCTTTTACTCCGAGTAACGATGGTGTAACCATCAACCGGAATACCGGCTGCTAGTCTCATCTGATACTGCGATTCGGTAAGTTCTTTGGCGACATTCTTGCTCTTGATTTTTACGTGACTTGCCATAAGTAGATTTTCTAATACTTGGCTTTCTACAATATCAAGGTCTGCTAGTTCTCTGTATTTCTTAGGACTCATAGGGACCACCTTTCTCAAGTTCTCTGAGGTCAGTTTCCACTCTGGAACGTTTCTGCTTCGGGTTGCACCATAGCGAAACTTCCAGTCGGTCGTGTTTGTGATGTTCTTTAGGTCGTGAATGATACGAGCCAACTCTTGTGGAAAATCTAAACGGCGTTCAAACTCGACAAACACCAAATACCACCCGTCCTCGAACTCTGCTTCGCTGGTTTCTGCATCAAGCACGTAGTCGTATCCTTTTTCAAGGAAGCTCTCGAAATCTTCGGCTGCTTGTTTGTATTTTACTTTGAAGCTGACAACAACAATCTGATCATCGGTGCCAATCTTTGCTTGAAACTCATCAATATGAATCTCGTGATGCACCAAATCGCGAAGTTCTTGCTCGTATAGTCCTTCAAGTAGATCGTCTTTTTGGATGTGCATCATATTTCTAGTTCGTCCAATCCAAGGTCTTCTTCAGCGGCGTCCATAACGCTACCCTCTACGGCACCTTCTTCGTCTAGATCGTCGTCCCATGCTTCATCAACATCTTCTAGATTGATGTTCTGGCCTTCAATCTCGACAAACCCTTGGCGATAATCTGAAATCAAATCTTTTGGCATACGGATAGTAACCAGCCAAACTTTGTTTTTCTTCTTCTTTGGAAGCTTCGTTCCGGCTTGAAAGTCTTCTGGGCTTTCGACCTTTACAGGCACGGTCACTTCCGATTCTTGATAATGAATCTTGCAGTTATAATCCAATAGTCTGCGACCGCCTTGTGGGTCTGGCATTAGATTGTAGGGATACATAAACTGACATGTGACCCAGTATTTTTCATCGTCTGGACCCTTGGCAAGCTCGCCTTTTATCCAGTTCTTGAAAGCATACAAATCAACTTCGTCTAGCACGCGTTCGAAGTCTAACAGCACGCTCAACATGCTGTCTGTCATATAGATGTCTTTGGTGTTGTCTATTACGTTCTTGAGTTCCATGTATGTATTTATCTTATTCCACAAGTTTTTTCTTATAAACACTGCTCAATCCAAGCACTTCGCTATTGAACTTTACGAGTGTTTTTAGGGCATTCTCGGTCACAAGGCTCATAATAACGTCACGGTGACGGTTCCCTTCGTTGCCAATCTTCCACTCATAGTTGCCTACAGCCGCTTGAATAGCCTTTACCGATTCAGGGTCGTTTGCCATTTCCCGAAGGGCAGCACGAAGCCGCTCGGTATTTGGATTACCTTTACGAACCCACAATGCCTTTTGTAGACCATCGCGGAAACTCTTTGCTAGTTTGTATGCAGCATAGAAGTCACTTGCCTCGTTAGCGGGATGGAAATAACCATCCACATAGCTGTAGGTTTCGGACGTGTTTGGGTCGTTGATATGTTTGCCAGTTTCCGTATCCAAAATACCGTGGTCAAACCAGAACACTGCCTTCTTGTTCATAATCATAGGCATCACATGTTTCTTGAATGCTGCTGGATTCTCACGTGTTGCGTTTAGCTCACCACGACGAAAAGCAAGGCGACGTTCGCCACCACTCATACCTTTTACCCAAAGCACGTTCTCTTCAAAGCACTTTACGTAATCAGCATATACCAGCGGGTCTTGTGAGTTGACTGCTTTATCTTCGCAAAAATATACCGCCATAGCCAATGCTTCTGGAACCATACCAGAACCAGCCGCGAACCTGATACCACCGCCCATTAGACCACTGTTTCCAATAGCCGTATAAATGTTCAAGTTCATCAGACCGATGCTGTCATAGTCACGGAAATCATATTCAACTTTCTCTTGTAAGAATGCGATTGCATTACCGCCGTGTGATACCATAATCGTCTTATCGTCGTGCTGTAGGTTGTTGTGGAACTCATTGAAACCGGGAATGTCTCGGGCACCTGTGATATGCCGAATAACAATATTCTCTCCAAGCTTCTTCTCAAGCTCACGTGCTACAATCTGTGTCCATACACTTGTGCCGCCACCGGGCTTTTGTGGAACAACCATTGTGAAGTCTGCTAGGGCTGGTGTAGCCAACACCAAGAATAAGGCTACTAAAAAGTTACGCATATTTTATCTTTCCTTTTTTGAAACTGAACGCAAACACCGCAATGATTAGAACCATTAGAATCAAGAACAGTGGTCGGTCTATTAGGGTAGTGAAATCGTATAGGGTTGTTAGTTGTATTGATAGGGCTTCTACTTTGCTTGCTAGAATAAACGCAACCAACAACGCTGGTCGGGAGTATTTATAATGCTTCATGACCACCCCTAAAAAACTAAAGAATGCCAACACCGCAAAGTCTTCCCAACCACCTGTGTATTGCATACTCGCCCATACAATCATTACGAGTAAGAAGGGGAAGTAATACACGTATGGGATGCTTGTGATTTTGCACACCGTATTGACGAATACCAAGGATAACACCCCAACGATTGCTGTGGCTGCTATGAATCCAAGGCTCAAGCTTTCAAAAAACTGGGTGTCATACATCAGGTCGGGTGAACCAAGTTCAATACCAAGATACGCAAACAATCCCATAAGAACGGCTGCGAATGGTGCACCGGGAATACCGAACAATACTGTTGGAATCATACTGGTTGCCTTTTGGGCATTGTTAGAACCTTCGGGACCGATTACACCTTTGATATTACCGTTTCCGAACTCTTCGTCGGGATTGCTTGCTACCGCTTGTGAATATGACAGCCAATCACTCACTGCACCACCAAGGCTTGGTAACAGGCCCACAAGGGCACCGATGAAACCGCCTCGCATTGATAGCCATTTGTTATCCCATACTGCCTTCATTCCCGCTACTGTTTCACGTTTTGCCACTGTCGTTGTAGCACGGCGTTTCTTGAATCCTTCAAGCAACTCGGGCACCGCAAACAATCCCGCCACCACTGGTATCAACTGGATACCATCTTGGAGGTAAAACCATCCCATTGTGAAACGGGGGTCGTTAGTAGACGGGTCAACACCTACCAATCCAAGGAAGACGCCAGCACCAATCGCAATGATACTAAAGAGTGGTTTGTCGGTTGATAGGAACCCAACTGTTGCCAATGCTAACACCGTGAATGCCCAGAGTTCTGGGATACCGAAGAATAGGATGACTTGGCTATATATGGGAAGCAATAGAAATACGATGGCACCCCAGAACAACCCATTTACTGTTGATGTAGTTACGGCTGCTGAAATGGCATAGCTTGCCCGTCCTTGTTGTGCCAAGGGGAATCCGTCAACCATTGTGGCTGCTGAACTATTGGCACCGGGGATACCTAAAAGGATGCTGGTGAAACTGTCGGCTGTTGTTGATGCGGCTACCACCGCCATAAGGAATACTACGCCAGCATATGGGTCGGTCAAAAAGAAAGGCATCACCGCATATAATGCGACCAATCCTGTTGTTGCCCCGGCTGCTGGAACAATACCCACGGCAAAACCATAAAGAATGCCAGCTATCAGGGATGCTATTATCATCACGGCTTATATACCGTTATCCATACATCGTCTGTCTTAGGCTCTTGCTGCTGCCATGTTAGATTATGTAATGCTGCAAAATCCATCATAAGTTGGTTCTGTTCGCCGATACGTTCATACATAAGCTCGTCGCTCTCATACCAATCGTAGTTGGGATAGGTAATATCCCAACCACCAGCTTGTTTCCACCAATCAAAACACTGGTCGGTGTCGCGACGAACGAACACAATCCACGCATCTGGAAAAACAGCTTGAATCTCGGGAAGTTTGTATACCCATTCGTGTGATTTCAACAACGGAATACCGTCACCAGAGTATGGCTTCTTCAATACCCACTTATCAACAAGTGGCGGAAACTCCATGCCGGTGCCAAAATAAGCACCTATGTGGCCAGAGAACTCGTTGTGATAATACTGTCTATATGGTGTTCTGTCTGTTGTGTCAAACGCACGATTCTGTTCAAACTTTTGAGCGATGCCGCTCCATTTGCTTCCCGGTGCACCGGTAAAGAATATTTTTTCTGGTAATAAAATCATATAAATATTTATATGCGGACATTACTCAAAGATTATTTTTCAACAACGTGGTTACAACGTGACCGAACATTAGACCAATATGAACATTCTGGCTGGATACTGCTCGACAAGATTGGGGCACACGAGCGTGTCTTAGATGTGGGATGTGGCACTAATCCGTTCAAAGGAAAGATTGATGTGTATGGTATTGACATCACAGACGTTGGTGCCGACGAGGTTGTGGCTATTGAAGACTTCAAACCAAAAGGATACTTTGACGTGGCCCTGTGTCTGGGT